AAACATCAGCATTAACTGATGATTCTGGCAATGGAGATATTGATGTGGCACTTAAGATAGCCCTTGCATATTCTTTAATTAAGAGCGTTTTTAATAGATTGCGAACAAAAAGAAAGCCTTTAATTGTTGATACTGGTGTTCTTGGCGCCTACAATCTAGGCTTATTTGACTCTTCTGTTGCATTAGAACAGCAAGATGGGGGGCGACCCATAACCAAACAATGGCTTTCTTTGAGAGATGAGAAGGTTAGAATGGCGCATAGAAACCTAGATGGTGAAAAAGTGCCTGTACAAAGTGCCTTTATATATAATGGAATACCTATTAGATTTCCTAAAGATCCACTAGCGCCACCGAATTTGACCATAAATTGCCGATGCTTGTTGAAATTTAGCCGATAAATATATAAACTATAAAGAGAAACTATATATAAAGTGTGTTAGAACGGCACATTGTAGTATGTAGGATATGGGTATTGGAATTATTTTTAGGAGAACTATGTCCACTCTACTTTTCAATTCAAACGCAAATGTGGTCAACCAAGAAGACGAAGATTTTACGTTTAAAGCAATTTCTGGTCAAATTGGCGTTGACAAAGCAGAAGGTATTGTAGAAGCCTTTGTTTCTGGCATAGGAAACAAAGATTCCGTAGGAGATATTGTTCTTCCAGGCGCATTCAAAGCGTCATTACATCGAAGAAAACCACGTGTTGTTTGGGGCCACGACTGGAACCAACCAATTGGTAAAGTTCTCGAAATGTATGAAGTTGGACCAGCAGATCCTAGATTGCCTGAAAAAATGAAAAAAGCAGGCATTGGTGGACTTTTTGCTAAAGTTCAATTTAATTTGAATACTGAACGTGGACGAGAAGCGTTCGCAAACGTTGCTTTTTATGGAAAAGAGCAAGAGTGGTCAATTGGATACAAAACAATTACTGCGGATTTTAATCCAGACAAGCAAGCAAATATGCTTAAAGAAGTTGAATTATACGAGGTTTCTCCTGTTTTGCATGGAGCGAACCAACTAACTGGCACCATTTCAGTTAAAGATGACGAGGAAGGCATCATGGAAAAAGGACATTGGGAAGATCACGACAAGGACGGTCCACAAAATAGCGCTGATGCCGTATCTGCAATGATTGGCAGGGCACTATCAATGGCTCTTCGCAAACCAGTTCGAGTACTACAAATTATGGACAATTCAGTAGTGTTTCAGACTGGAGAAAATGCAGTTTGGATGGCTACATTCACAAGAGATAATGGACAAATTCAAATTAGCAAACCTACACGTGTGAAGCCTACAGTTTCATACACCCCGATAGGAGACTCAAACTCACCTTCCATGATGATAAAAGACAATACAGAACTTCCTGAAAGTTTAAGAGACGCAGATCCCGAAGAAGGGACATGGGCGACTCCTGACATTGCTTTGGCTTGGTCAAAGACGTTCGGTTGTGATGGGTATCATTCTCATGGCGGTGGCTATTTGCCATGCTCGACTCATGAAGAGTACCAAAAAGCATTAGAACAGTTTGATGGAAATGCAAACATTAACTCGCACAACAACTACCTTGCTGGGGTTGAGGTAGAAGAAGCAAAAGATGCTGAATCAGAAAAGGGTGCTTGTGGTTGCGAAACAGAAGAAAAAGGTGGCGTACATGGTCACTCAGGTTACGGGAAACCTAAAAAGAACTGGAAAGAAGACCCAATGGCTCTTCTCCTAATGGCGTACAATGCCATGCTTCCCGTAAGAGGCGCAAGTGAATTAAGAGAGGCTACGTTAGCCGTAATTAATTCTCTTGAAGAGTTTTTAACATCAAATCCAGCATCTGCCGAAAACAATGAAAAGGCACTTTCTGGCTTTGTTGTGCATGTAAAATGCAATGAGAATCAAGCGCTTGATGTTGTTGATGCTATGAATGGGGTATCTGTCCTTTCATTTAAGAGTGAAGAAGGGATTGACCTGCATTTTTCAACAAAAATTGCGCATGACGAACTATTAGAGAAGGTAGCGTTTGGTTTGGCTTCTTTAGAGTTTGATCCCCAATTTACAATAACAGACAATACAAGCGTTGACACCGACGAGGGTGTTCAGTAAGATAATCTTAGCGGATTAGGAGTAACAATGAGCGACAATCTTAACGAAGACCTTCAAAAGTTTGAAGAACTTGAGAAACTTCTCAATGAAGAGACTGAAGTCAAATCAGATGAAGAAGAAGGCGAAGTAGTAGAAGAGGCTGAAGAAGTAGTCGAAAGTGAAAGCGGTGACGAAAGTGAAACTGTTTCTGACGAAGATGATTCAGAGGTTGAAGTTGAAGAAGAGGCGGAAGAGGCTTCATCAGACGATGATGAGGGCGAAAGCGCTGAGGCAGAATCTGAAGATAGCGAAAGCGAATCTGACGAGGGAGATGATGCGGAAATAGAAGAGGCTGAAGAATCCCCTGAAGATGCTGACGATGCAGAAGAGTCTGAAGAAGATGAAGAGTCTGAAGAAGATGAAGAGTCTGAAGAAGATGAAGAATCTGAAGAAGATGAAGAAGATGAAGAGTCTGAAGAAGATGAAGAATCTGAAGAAAAGTCTGCTGAGGAACAAGAAGTAGACTCAAAGGCAGCAAGCATTATGGCTAGAATGGTTTCTGAAGAAGATGAAACAGACATGCCTGTACTTTGGTTCAAAGAAGCCGATCTTCTTGAGGCTGAAAATGACGGTGAAATAATTACAGCCTTGGCATACGATGACTTAGATGAAGACGCAAAAGGCGCATATGAACCTATTGAGGTTTTTGAAGAGGTTTCCGGTAAAGGATGGGGAACCAGATATCGCCGAATTAGCCCATTAGAACGGAATAGGCAACGAAAAGAAACAGAAGAAGTGGTTGAAGAGGCTACAGAAACTGTTAAAGACATGTTTGACACTGCGGAAGAAGCGGCAGAACGAGCAACCGCACTAGGGTGCGAAGGCTCACATGCACATGAAGGTGGCAAGTTTATGCCATGCGCTTCCATGGAAGAGTATGAAGCATTAGTTGCTAATGCTGCTGAGAAATCAGAAGAGTTCCTTTGTGGTCAACAGCGCAAATCTGTATCGCAACCTTGCGACATTTGTAGAGGAGGCTGTGCGCCAGAAGATGGGCTACCCGGTCTTCAAGACATTGAACTAATTGTCAAAGACGCTCACAGCGGATCAGAGATTATAGGATCTGGATACTCAAACGTTGACGACATGTTTGTTGTGGACATTAAGCGTGAAGATGGATCAGCAATTGAAGTATTCCTTTCTGGAGACGGACAAGAACTTGGATGGTTGCGACTAGATGAAGAACTTCTTGATGAAAAATCACTCGAAGGGATTGAAATAGTTTCTAAAGCAGACGCAGAAGACGTTGCACAAAAAGCAGTTGCAGAACTTGAACTTGAAGGCACAGTAATGGGTGTTATGGTAGATGTTTTCGCTGATGAAGACGTTTACGTTGTTGAAGTTGAAACTGATCAAAAGAGTTTTGACTTCTTTGTTTCAATTGATGGAAAGATGCTTGGATACGACGAGTACGAAGTTGAACTTGACACTGAAATAAGCGAAGAAGATGAGATCAAAGCACTTGAAGCGGAACTAGAGATCAAGCGAATGTACTCACGTGAGCAACGAGAGGCAATGGCAGAATCTGGTGAAGCAATGGAAGATGGATCTTTCCCAATCGCAGATCAAGCAGACTTAGAAAACGCAATTGCTGCCCTACCACGTGCAACTGATAAAGAAGCAGTTACAGCACACATTATAAAGAGGGCAGAAGAGTTAGGTTTGACAGAAATGCTTCCTGACGGTTTTGCAACAGCAGTTTCAGAGACAGTAGAAGAAGACGATGAAGGAGCAGAGAAAGCCTCTCCTGATTCAGAGATTATAAGTGCTCTTGAAGAGTTCCAGAGTATGAAGTTGGAGGAAGGGCTTTCCTGATTAGTTTGGAGGCTTAAATGAAAGCCAACATAATTGGGGAACGGATTAGTCTTGCTAATGAAGCCCTTTTTGAACTTGGTGCAAGTCGATTTCTTGGTGCCGTATGGGAAAAAGACGAAGTAGAATATGTAGATAGCAATGGTGTTTTACACCAGTATATTCCACTAGATGAAGTTGGGGACTCAGATGGAAACTAACATTGAGATAAAAGGACCTCAGGATGTTCTTTTAGACCTACCCCAAGAGAGACTCACATCTATTACTCGTGGGCGTGGGCCTAGACGAGGCAACTTAGAGGCACTTCTTCGTTATTGGCGACCAATAATGCGAAAGCCTGGCGGGTTTCGTAGGTGCTTGGTTATTTTAGCGAACCACCCAGAGTTGTACCCTCTGGAGCGCATCTGTGCGTGGCTTCACCATGAAACCACTGGATTGTGGCCCAACGAGGGAAATCATCACAAGCGAGGACGAAAAAAGAAGAAAAAGCGTAAACGCAGGAAACTAACCAGAAGAGTTAGGCGTGCGGCAAGGCGCAAAAAGTCTATAGATTTCGGAGACGACATTGTAGAAGTTTCTGCAATGCGTTTAGCGGTAAGAGAGGCTAGGGATATAGGTGGCGTACTTGTGCAACCAATTGCTGGGCGTCAAAACGCTGTAAATCTAAAAACGGCTATGTTTGTTCAGTACTCTGAACCACTACCCGTAACTGGTCAAATTGAAGTTAAAAGGCGTGGTCTTGTTGGAAGCAGGGGACGTGCTGGTCAAACAGTGCAAGGTATAGGCACCTTCTTGCTACCAGGCGATATGTCTGATTTTAGAAATCCAGTTCGCTCACAAATATATGAAACACTTACACCAGGTGGTGGACGAGATAGGATTCCTAGTGCTCGTCGTTTACTGCGTGGTGCTGGGCGTGGTGCTAGAAATAAATTCAGGTGTCCACCTGGTTTCCAAAAAGGTGGAACGTTTACAAATCGTGAATTCAGTACTTGTGGTGCTCAAATATTGGGCTTGCCTTCATTTGGTCCAGGTTCTCCTTCAGAGGGAGCGCAGAGGGCACTTGCTAGGTTGGCTAGAAATGCTGAACTAGTTAGGTCAATTGGTGATCTTAGGAAGAACAGAAGCGCTTACGACATTATTCGTGCTGCTCAAATTCCGGTTGCACCTAAAAAGGCTAGCCCTACCCGTAGACAAACTTCTGTAGACTTGGTTCTTAACAGAATTAAAAATGAAGAATTCGGAACTCGACTTGTTCGTAGAGACGGTGTTATTCTTGAGCCTGTAGTCTCTTTACAGGCGCTAGGCGGAATGGACGAATTCGACGACATGGTTGATGGCAGTTTGATAGACAGGTACACAAAAGGTCAGATTGGTAAAGACATGATTCCTGCGTTTGGCGCTGGATTGAGAGATGTTTATGTTGGCATACCTGAAACTGACTTGGCTGTTAAAATTAGTCGTGTTGGTGGAGAGTTGAAGCCTTCAGAAATGGATGCGGTACAAAGGACTTTCCCAACATCTTTAAGAAGATCAGCAAACTTGCCTGATCCTTCTGCAGCCATCTATAACTTATCTGAGACAACTAACGGAAGGTTTAAAGTTGAGATAGGAGAGTTAAAGAATAATAGGTTTAACAAGGTAGACGACGCTCGAAACGAAAGAATAAGAGTTCAGTCTGGCGGACAAGTCCTAATGGTACCACGTTGGGTGTATGACACATTTCTGTCCAGATCAGCGCCAAGGCGTGCAAAGGGCGACAAAATATTTGAAATTGTCAATGAAGAAAAAGCAGGCAATCCGTTTCTAATATCAACAAAGGCAGTAGCACATAAAGCGATTAAAGGCAATGGTAGATACCATGACAAGATTGAATTGCGTATTGCTGCGTTTGCTGATAGTATTGAAGCCGCAAATGTTGAGGTTAAAAAGGGAGGACGAGTTGCTGGTAGTGCTGTAAGCATTTTAACACCAGGCGATCGTTCACCTTTTACTAGTCCTGTTAGGTCGGGAATATCACGAGCGCTAACGCCAGGAGGCGGTAGCGGTGTTGGTGGTAGGGCACGTGCTATTTTTGATCCAGGTATCAACATGCACAGGTGCCCACCGGGTACTCGTAATGCAGGGCAGTTTACTGATCCAATGGGTCGATCCTGTGGTTATAGTTTGCCTCGCCGGTTGGTGAATGCCATGGTTGATACAGGCGTTCGAATTGAAGATCGCATGGAAGAGCGAAGGCGACGGCGTGGCGATCGTGAACCGGTACGGCAACGTTTGGGTAAGGCTTATCGTGAGAAACTTGCTAATGCGCAAGATAGACTTTCTGATGTGATGAAAAGGTTGGCTAATGTTTTAAGGGTTACAGAAGATCGTAATCGTGGTGATGTTGGTCCTACTATTGCAGATCGTAGAAGAAGGGCAGCGCTTACGCCTGAGCAGAGAGATTTGCTAGATGGTGGAGAGTTGCGTGATGCTTTGCAGAATATGCAGAGAGTGTTAGAAGAACGTGATTTTGATGACGCTGATATTTCTGATGTAAGAAAAGCATTTAAGCAGGTTGAAGAAGCCGCTCAACTTGAGGCTGGAAGAATTACAGATAATCCTGTTAGGACTCCACAACAACGAAGCATGATGGCTTCAATCCAAGAGACTCTTGAAGCAATTATGCGAAAACTTGCACAGGTTATACGTCCAGGTGATGGGCGACGTGATCGTGATGATCGTGATCGAACTCCTCGCCGTGTAAGGGCGCAAGAGGCTGGTGAAAGAGGACTCCGCCGAGCGGCTGATGTTGTTCGCCCCGATGGAGATCGTCGTGGCAGGAGAAGAGGCGAGCCTCGTCGTGTACGAATGCAAGAGGCTGGCGAAAGAGGTCTACGTAGGGCGGCTAATGCAGTTAGACCCGAAGAAGATCGTAGAAGAAGGCAGGGGCAAGCAAGAAGAGTTGTTACCCCAGATGGACAAGATGAACTAGCAAGACGAAATCGTCGCCTAGGATTAAGACGGCGCAACGCAGCAGTTGAAATGGCTCCCATGCGCAATCTAAACCAACGAAATAGAAGAAACGTTAATAGAGAAGTTCAGCAACAATTTAATGAGTTGAGCGACTTTTGGGCACGAGAATTGGGTGTTGGTGACAGAAATGCCTTCTCAGAAGCACAGATTCGTAGATATATTCGGAGACAGCCACAAAGAAGACGCAGGCTTTTGGAAAGGCGATATAGGGACTGGAATGAACTTAACGCTCTTCTTAATGCCAATGATGAAAATCCTGAGCATAATGAATTTGAGGATAGGTTAGGAAGACTAGCCCCTCATCGTCGTGAAGCGTTCTTGAGAAGAGTTGGTGTTAATCAACCTAGGAGAGAAGAACGCAATAATGAGCGCCCTCGTGGTTGGACTGGCTTTGATGGTAGATCATGGTTTTTGGACGACAATAACAAACCAGATGCTACGCCACGTCCATCCGCTGAAGAAGTACTACCGGGTGCGGTAACTGAGATGGAGGCGGATGAGAGAGGCGATACCATAATTCCATCACCGAACATGCAGGAGATCGCTGAAGTCACTGAATCGGAAGCGATGCCACAAAGCGTGGCGGATCTTGAAGATTTCCTTGCTGCCGCCCCATCGGGCAACCGAAGAGGACCGGAGGCACGTGAACTAAGGGCTGCTGGTATCGCTCGTGCGAACGATCGACAAGTAGCACAATTAGTTGATGTATTAGCACCTAATGTAATGCGTGATCCAGATGGTACTGGGGATCAACTTCAGGAACTTAGCGACAGTGCATTATACATGTTAGATGCTCGCTTAGATATGATGGTGGCAAATCCAAATAATACAGTAACGATTCCACCATTCGCTAGAGAAAAGGTCAGAGCAGAAATAAGTCGCCGAAACCTTCCACCACGTAAGCGCCTAACCGCAGATGACAGAGATAACCTACTAGAACTTGAAGAAATGTGGAGAGGGGTACGTCCAGGAGAAGGCCTTCTCGCTGAAGTTTCCGATGAGAGACTTAACGTATTAATTGATACGTTCCAGAATGGTGTAGATATTCGCCAACGGCGTGATGGAGTGAATCCAAACCCTAACGGCTTATCAGATGAAGAATGGGAGCGTGTGAATAGAGTTCGTGCTGCACTTATTGTGGAAAGAAACAACAGGAGTGGCGCTCCCGATCGACAAGAGTCAGATAGCCTTGTTGATGGTATGGACATGAACTTAGAACCTCTAGGAAGCGATGTGATGGGTCTTGATCCTGACGCATGGTTAGAGGATCAAAGAGATTTGAGTCCTGAAGATGTTGAGTTGCGACAATTAGTTCAAAATTGGATGAGGGATAACAATGTTGCATCACTTTGGGATCGTGAAGATACATGGAAACTGGAGTTTGCAGATTCTCTTAGCGAAGATGAAGCAAATATTTTTGCAACAGCCTTGGCAAGGAGACAGATTAGGTTAGATCAAGGTGGAGTCGTTTCAAGAATGGATGACCGGTTGTTAGATACTTTGGCCACCCGACATCGCCTGAACGTTGAGGCTCAAGAAGAGATGCGTAAAGCCAGATATAGAAAAGTCCATGGAATAGATAGAATGAACCCCCGCTATTGGAATAACAATAATGCAAATGATTTCAGTCGAAAACAAGCAGCCGAAAGGTATCGAGATCACTTGATACGGCAAGGTGATTGGTCAGCCGATGGTGATATTATTGATAGTATAACTGGCGAAAATGTCAATTGGGTGCGGGACGACATTTTAAGTGATCAACAGGCTGTCAATAACAGTGTACAAGCAGTAAATAATACTGTAGCAAATAGCCCATCTTCGCCTGCTTCAGCAGCACGTGCTATTGCTAATTATGACTGGAAAGAAAAACGTAGGCAAAAAATTAAGAAGAGGCAAGAGCAAGCCATCCAACAGGCAATAGATCGCCATGGAAACAAGCGTCCGTATGCTCAATCAGTAGAAGATATCTCTAATATGCGTAAGCCTGATGGGACTCCCGATACAAGGAAGCAAAACGCATACTTTAGGCAGATTTTCTCACACAGGGAAGAGGTTGATGCTGGCACGGTTGAAATAAATGGTCAGACATATCGGAAGACTATAACGCCTATGGTCACTAGCACTAAAGTTAGGCGAAATGCGGATGGAACTGTTACCGGTGCTACTGTTAGAGGTAAATTCAGATTTAGAGTGTATGATTCTGATGGGAATGTAGTTGCTGACGAAACAGCAAGCCCTCAGGGTGGGTATTCAAGAGGACTTTTCAGCAGAAATATAAAGATAACAGAAGGTCGAGTTTCACACAGCACTTTTGGTGTTGACAGGACTTTAACTGTTGACGGAAAATCTGTAAACTTTAAAGCAGGCGGATTTGGCGATAAGTTTAACAACAATGCAATATTGTTCTATAGAGGATTGGGTGTTGATAAAATATCTGTTGGTGCTGCTGGCGATGGAAACGCTATTTGGCCACGTCAAGGATTTAGGGAAGACAACTTTAAGGTAGAGCGCCTAAATGCTAGAGGCGGACCAATGGAATCATTGGTTGGTAAATTCAGATCGTATGAGCGCAAAATAGCGAGTGGTGAAACACCTGATGCTTCAGAAATTACTGCTAGAATTCTTATTGGGGATTCTGCTGCTGCGTCACGAGTGGAAGCAATGCTTGCTTCTGCCCAAGCAACACGAAACATTGATGATATGCCTAGCATACATGATTACAGTCTTGCTTTGGATCCATCAACCGCTTCTGGAATAAGCCGAAACACTGCTTTACATAATGTTTGGAGAAGGGGTACCCTTGATAAGGAAATGTCCCCATCTGACAGGCAAGCAATTGTGGCAGCGCTTCAAGCGGAAGGTATTAGTGACAGCAAGATTGAGTCAGCCTTAAGAGGTGGCTCTAGAGAGTATAAACCAGCGTTTGGCGGAGGCGACCTACCAGGCTTTGGCTCTGGCGTATGGACGATCAGTGATGTTGAAGTTCCTTCTGAGTCGGAGGTACAGGACCGTGTTGCTAGAGGAAATCCCTCTGACTTTTTAGTCCCTAGTGAAGTTGTGCCTAATGTTGCTGGTGGACTTAATCCAGGTTTGGGTGGTGCACAACAAGTAAAATCTGGGTATGTGCCAAGCCTTACACCACCAGGTCATGTTAGGGCGAATGGTCCTGCGGTAATTCCTGATGGAGCCAATGGATTAACTACACAAACAAGGGCGAACACACACGTTCGAAACGGTGGCTCACTTGCAGAAGTCCCAGATAATATGCTTTTGAAAGCAATTAAAAACAACTCTGATAAAATTCAAGGTGGTCAAGTTGTTGAAGAAAAACGATTTAAGAAGATCGGACAAGGCGGTGGTGGTGGAGTAAACGGCATCACTATATACGAAGACAGAACAACAGGTACGCTTTATGGCGTTAAATTCGCTGGAAGCAAGTCGTACTTTAGAAACGAAGCGGAGAATGAGGTTATATCTGGAATGATAGCAGACCAACTTGGGTTCGGGCAAGGAGATTTCCGATTTGCTGGACCTGTTGCTACCGCTCAACAAAATAATGGAAATCAAATGGGTGGGGCAACATCTCCAATACTGTTTGAACTTGGAAATGCTATTCGTGGTCCAGTAGTAACTCATGCAGGAAGAAATTCAAGACCGCAGAATCATCCAACTCTTCCTGATATAAACAGTGATGATGGTATAGCAGATGGGGTTCGTTTGCTAGCACTAGATATGGTTATTACCAACAGTGACAGGCATGGTAGTAACTTTATGTGGGGAGGAACTCCAAGCGAAACAGCGGTCCTCTTGCCAATTGACAATGGCGCAGGCTTACAAAACATATCTTCACGCTCTGCATGGGATCCCAATTTAACCCCTAGACAGAACTTTATGCGAGGCTTAATGGGGTGGAAGCGTGTAGCAAAAGCGGAAAGTAGAATTCTTCTTGATCCAAACGATCCAAACCCAGAGAGGAATAAGGTTAGAGCGACGTCACGACTGAAGGAGTTGTACGAAGGACCTCCGGCAGACAAGGCTAGGGCTATAGCAATAATGCAAGGAATTATTGATAACGTTAAAGCCCAAAGGCAAGGCGCTGCACCAATATCAGAAATAGTCGAAAACACAAAACAAGGCATGATCCAAAGAGGTGGTGGAACCCCATCAGCAATACAGCGAGCAGATATATGGGCAACAACAGCAGAGACAGCACTGAGACGCTTGGACTACATTGCCAATAGTACTAGCGCTGAAGATCTACTAAGAGACATACTACAAGCAACACAGGGCGGGGGAATTCCAGACATGAATTGGGTTCCTGGCGCTACCATTTAAAATGGTTTGCTATAACAAAAATCTTGTGGTAAGGTAATATTATGACAAAATATAACGTATACAGTTTTAACACAACAACTCCAGACTACCATGAACTTGAAGGCATATTGACGATTGAGGATGGAAAAATTTTAGCGGACTTTATTGGCCCCGATATGCAAGTTGAAGTTATGGATTTTTTGGAAGAGGCTAAACCAACAACTTTTGAAGAGTTAATTGACATTAGTAGCGTCCTCAACAGAATGTTTATTTACGAGGTTGATAAAGACGGTAACGAAATACGCTTATTTGATGATCCAGAAGATGAAGATGAGGACGATGAGTAATGGCTTATTTTATGTTAAGCGCAGACAACACAATAATTGCAGACATAACAGACGATAGATCTGCCACGTTCCATTCAAAAATAGGCTGGGATGATGATGTTGATAGATTTAAAAGCGCTTTAGAAGTGCTTGAAGGTCGTGATGCTCCATTATATTCTGATATACGTATGAAAGCGTACTTCCCAAATATGATTGAAATTGATAAAAGCGCATATGATTCCGCTAGGGAAGAAATTGACGATTTTAATTCAAAGCAGAAACTTATGTTAGCGGAAATAAATAATACTCCAAATGATGAAATTAGAGAGTATGTATCGTTATTTCCAGCAACCTATCCAGAATTACTTAATTATGTACAATTAGCAAAATTGCGTATGGCTATGGATATGGTAAAAGATCCTTCTGCTGATTCACCAGGTGAAGTTGTTTTATCAGAGGAAGATGAATTGGCAAACATAAGGGCATTATATGGAATGCTTAGGGAAGTCGAAAGATCTAAAGATAACAGCATGATAGTTTCTCTATTGAATCTTGTTGGAGACGCTGTTGAGCCGGACGACATATTTGGAAGCGAAGAAGTGGATTTAGAACTTGAGCCAGACGACGAAGAGGAATTAGAGTAATGGCTAAAGATCCCCTCGCTGGAGAAACTGTCCCAACTAAAGAAATGGCTGAAAAACTATCAGCAATGTTGGGGTGCTCTGGCGCTCACAAAGTGGGGGATGACGCATGGGGTCCATGTGAATCCGATAGGGATTTACAAAAATTAATTGAAGTTGGGAACCCAGCATTCCGTGAATGGAAGGCACGTCAAAAAAAGAAAAAGACTGTTCTAGACTTTATGGAGTTAAAGGCTAATAAGAAAAAGGGTTTCTTTAACACTCGTGAAGAAGCGGAGATGGTGGCAACACGTATTGGTTGTTTTGGAGCACATCAAGTTAGGCAAGGTGTATGGGCACCTTGCGGTACACCTGAAGAGCATAATGCCGCTCATTCCAACGCTGGGGCTGGTAGATCTAGAATAATTAGAGCGCAACGTCCTGCTAGAAGAGTTGTCACAAATCGAAGAGTTTGGGAGAACTTACGGGGGCGTGGTCCTCGTGGGATAGAAACACTACCTGGTGGTGGGTTGGTTTCTGGTAAAAGCGTAAACGCATCGGACTCTTTTAAACCAACCAAAGGAATGGTTGAAGAGGCTAAACGTGCCTTAAAGTGGCGTAGGGAGTTTAAGCGTGGCGGAACTGCTGTTGGTATTGCTCGTGCGAGAGATATCGCTAATGGTAAAAACTTGCCTTATAAAACTGTAAAAAGAATGAAAGCATTTTTTGATAGACATCAGTCTGATGCTGATGCAGATGGTTTTCGCCCAGGCGAAGACGGATTTCCGTCGAATGGCCGCATTGCCCATGCTTTGTGGGGAGGAGATCCCGGCTATACATGGGCGAAGGATATTGTTTCTCGTGTTGAAGGATCTGAAAAGTCTTTCAAAAGTATAGACGAAAAACGGTTCTACACAAGAACACGGAGAACAGAATATGCAAAGCGTGGTTGGGCTTTACCTGACGGATCATACCCAATTAGAGATGTTGGTGATTTAAGAAATGCGATTCAAGCATATGGTCTTGGAAAAAACAAAGAAAGAACACGCAAGCATATAATCAAGCGTGCTAGACAATTAGGTCGCCTTGATTTAGTTCCAGCAGATTGGAAAAAAAGAGCGTCTTCAAAGTCTTTAAACGATCCTAAAACTCCTGCCAAACCTTCAGAACGCATATACGGTTCAAGTAGAAATCGTAGAGGCTCTGCTTCAGGCACTAGAGGCGGAATCAAACTTTCTGTCGCTGTTGAAGCATCTTTAAAAAACAAGGTAAAAGAGCATAACGAGAAGATGGAGAAGCGTGGTAAAGAGGAACGCAAAGTTACACTAGGCATGCTTAAGGCTGTTTGGAGAAGAGGCGCTGGTGCCTTTTCTCAGACTCACCGACCAAAGATGGGAAGACAGCAATGGGCTATGGGGCGTGTCAATGCATTTCTTAAACTCGTGTCTAGCGGAAAACCATCAAACCCAAAGTACACAACAGACAACGATCTCCTACCCAAGAAGCACCCACGTAAAACAAAAAAGTAGAGTAGTAGACTTTACTGCGGTATATACACTACAATAGAATCTTGTAAGGGTGTAAGAGATTATTGGAATAGTTCCCGTGATTTTCTTTACATCAGTGCTAGCATAATATATGACTGGTGCTCACCACATAATTTTTTATTGTTGGGTCGCCTATCATTAACAAATAAACATATTCAATCTAAGGAGACTGAACATGAGTTTTGATGAGAGTCGGCTCAACGAACTCAAAACTGCTTTAACCGGTAAAATGGCAGAGCAGCAAGAGATCGCTGATTCGATGCAGTTCGAGGGTGAAACCCTCATTGCAGATGATGAAAAGAAATCTGCATTTCAAGGCAATATGGCCCAGATCAAAGAGATCAAAGGTCTTATTGAAGACATGGAAACCCTTCGTGACGTATCAGCATGGTCGTCAGAGTCTGACTACAAGTCAGTCGCTGCTGAAGTTGCTGCTGGCGTTGAGGCTGAGGTTGCAAATCACTACGGTTCCGTAGGTGAAGCATTCCTTGACTCCCCAGAATTTAAGTCACTACAGGGCGGTAAAGCCGGTGTTAACATGGTTGCACCTTATCAGGCAAAAACACTTGAGCAAAAAGATATTTATTCTGGTTTGCCAACTGGAACACCTGGTTCTTTCGGTGCTGTTGAGCGTGACGGAATTGTCCCAATCGCACAACGTAGAAGCCGTGTACGGGATCTTTTCCCATCACGTAGCACTAATTCAGCAGTTATTGAGTACTTCCGTCAAAGCGGTTTCACGAACAACGCTTCTGTTGTTCCTGAATATGCGTCCAGTGCATTTGGTGCCAAGCCTCACTCAACGTTTACTTTCGTTGGCGAGCAGGCTCCAGTACGGACCATCGCTCACTGGGAAGCCGCTCACCGTAACGTTCTTGCTGACGAACCGCAACTGCGGTCAATCGTTGACAACGAACTTCTTTACGGTCTGCGTTTAACAGAGGACAACCAAATCCTCTCAGGTGCTGGTACAGGTGAAGACCTCACTGGTATTCTAAACACGACAGGCATTCAAACGTATTCATGGTCTGCTGGTGCAACAACTCCGGTTGCTGACACCAAAGCCGATGCAATTCGTCGTGCCGCAACGCTCGCATACCTAGCGTACTACGAGCCAACTGGTATCATTGTTAACCCAAATGACTGGGAAGACATTGAACTTACCAAAAACTCACAAGGTACCTACCTACTTGCTATGTCAGTAGCCGGTGGCGCAGAGTCACGTGTCTGGAGAATTCCAGTCATCGATACTCCTGCTATCGCTTCTGGTACTGCTCTTATCGGTGCCTTCGGTACAGGTGCTCAGTTGTATGACCGTGAGGCTGCTACAATCCGAATTTCGGAACAGCATTCAGACTTCTTCGTAAGAAACGCAATCGTGATTCTTGCTGAAGAGCGTCTCGCCCTCGCTGTTAAGCGACCAGAGTCCTTCGTGAAAGTTACCTTCGACGCCGCTCCATCCTAAACCTAACGGAATAGGAAAGAGTTAAGTCTTAGTGACCTAACGAATTAAAGATCTAGCCCTCACCCTTCGGGGTGGGGGCTTTTTCCTGGTGTAGGATAAGAGTAACGTTGCGTTTCACGCATCTTGGCGGTGCATCCCCTGAGGAGGACTCCCCTGCTACGGTGGGGGAGTCTTTGTTATAATAGGCATATGCCCATATTTGACCATGAAGAAGAGTACCCATTTCCAATTTGGACAATGGACGATGTAGAAGTTTTAGAAAATATTGACGACTTTTGGTCTATCGGGATTGTTGAGTTGCTACATTTTTTGATAAATGAAGATGGAAAGTATGAAGACGACACACTAGACATAACAGTCGTAATACATTCCGTAGTAAACTCTTTAAAAGATCAGTATTCTTTTGATGAGGTTAGTGGTCTACTTTCAATTGCTAGTGAGTTTTGTCTAGTAGACTGCAACTACCATAAACAAAATTTATTATCAATAGAGATATCTGATAATGCAATATTGTATCTAGCCTTACAAGAAGAAGACGAACTTGCTTTAGAAGGGGCGCTTCAAAGGGCAAGAGATCTCTGTTCAATTTTTAACAACATCGTGACTAGAGGGGCACTAACCCTATTCGGACATTTGGAAGATCAGGCTTCAGAACTCTTAAATTCCATGTTGACTAGAGACGTACTAGATGATACAATAGATTCTACATTCAAATATATTTCATATATGTTTACAGACAAATTAGCGTTTGTAGACTTTATTAGAAAGATGTGTGATGTTGGCTTGATTTCAACAGAAATCCAAGACACAGGAACTGCAAAAATAATTATTCACCCTCCAGCCACAGGAATTTTTTTACTCTTGTCGAACAGGACTGAACTAGCAATTAAGTTAGCACATCTTTCAATTTGACTTATACCCACTCATGTGGTAATGTTAAAAATCATAAAGATTTGACATTTAGTTCTTTCTAACCTTGTTTAGAATACAAGAACCATCTTAAATCACGTAGCAGCGAAAGGTCGCTGCTTTCTTCAACTAAGGAGCAATAAACAAATGAAGCCATTTCTTATTTCAGACAGTCACATTAAATCATACGAAGATCAACTACCACCATGGGGATTTAATGGACTTGGGTATGTAACCTACAAAAGAACGTATGCACGCCCTATTTTTGATGGCGACTCAAACGTCATAACACGAACAGAAGAGTGGCACGAAACTGTACAGCGTGTTGTTAATGGCGCACAAAACATTGGGGCAGAATTAACAGAAGACGAAGCAATTAGATTATACGACTACATGTTCAACCTTAAGGGTTGTGTTGCTGGCAGAATGCTTTGGCAACTTGGCACTGAAAACAATTCAAGGCTTGGTGGTGACAGTTTAGTAAACTGCTGGTTTGTGGACATATCGAAGCCAACTGACTTTTCATGGTCCGTTGAGCGCTTGATGCTTGGTGGCGGTGTAGGGTTTTCGTGTGATAAGCCCGAAAGACTAGGCACGGTTCGCCCAGCATGGGTTGAGCACCATGATGCTAACGACTCTGACTTTATTGTTCCTGACACACGGGAAGGTTGGGGTGAACTTATACGCAAAGTTTTCGAATGCTACTTAGGAGACGACGACAACCCACGCAAGATGACTTACGCCACACATCTCGTTCGCCCTGCTGGTGTACCAATTAAGACATTTGGTGGCACAGCATCTGGACCTGATATTCTCATTTCTGGTGTTGAAAAAATTTGTAAGGTTTTAGATGGTGCTGTTGGTAGAACAATGACATCTGTTGAAGTTCTTGACTGCATGAACATAATCGGTTCTATTGTCGTTGCTGGAAACGTTCGTCGTTCAGCAGAGATTGCTGTAGGTAGCCTTGATGATGAGGCTTACTTGATGGCAAAGCGGTGGGACTTGGGAGACATTCCTATTGAGCGTGCAATGTCAAACAACACAGTGTTTGTTTCTTCAGAACAAATGAAAAATATGCCTGAATTGGTTTGGGAAGGATACAAAGGCAATGGTGAACCTTATGGGTTTTTCAACCTTGAGGCCTCTCGGACATATGGTCGAATGGGAGAGGAAAAGCCAGATCACTCTATCGTTGGAGTAAACCCTTGCGCTGAAATCCCTCTTGCCAATCGAGAGTCTTGCAACTTGTCAGAACTATACTTACCCATGATTGAGTCACAAGAAGAGTTGGTTGATGTTGCAAAACTTCTTTATAAGGTACAAAAGGCAACAGCCGCATTATCTTACCTTGATCCAGCCTCAGATCGAATTACTTCACAAAACATGAGACTAGGTTTGGGGATAACAGGAGTCACTCAAGCAATGGATAAAATTGAATGGTTAGACACAGCGTATGTGGCTCTTCGTGAGTTTGATGCACAGTGGTCTGCTAAAAGGGGTTGGCCAGAGTCGGTCAGGCTTACAACTATAAAGCCATCAGGCACACTTAGCCTACTACCGGGTGTTACGCCTGGTGTTCACCCTGCGTTTAGCCAATACTTTGTTAAAAGAATGCGCATGGCTTCATCGGATGTTTTGGTTGATTACTGTAAAAACAAAGGATTTTATGTTGAACCCCTAAGAAACTTTGATGGTTCTGAAGATGACAGAACAGTAGTGATTGAATTCCCATGCGCTTTCCCTGAAGGAACAATTTTAGCAGAACAGATGTCTGCAATTGATCAGATGGATTTAGTGCGTGGACTTCAAAGAGTGTGGGCGGATAATGCTATATCTGTAACTGTGTATTACAAGGCGGAAGAACTTGAAGAAATTCAAGAGTACCTTGCGCAATATTGGCATGAAATGAAATCAGTGTCATTTTTGTTGCATTCTGAGCATGGTTTTGATCAAGCACCAATGGGTGAATTATCGTTACAAGAATATAAAGACATGCTTGAAGCCACTACTCCTCTTGGAGAAAAACTTTCTGGATCTACGTTTATGACAGACGAAGAATTTGAAGCAGAGTGTGCTACTGGGGCTTGCCCTATTCGATAACTAATTATATTATTAATAAGAGTTGCACGTTGGTGCAAGTTGGACTATTAATGTAATTGTTGTACCGGAATAAGGCTAACCCCAAAGGAGGAGATTGTTTTATCGGTGAAACCGGTAGCCGACTGACAATCACATCATCTACAGAACGGGGTCTGGCTTGAACTGGACCTCGTTTTGTCGTTACAATAAGAAGATGACACGTCTTAATGAATTGAAGAAAAATAAGGTAAACCTTTATCTTTGGCATGTGGCTGGATTAATTGAGTTTGCTGGGCTTTCAAAAACATCACCAAAAGACGCAAAAGGACGAGTTTCTTTACCTTTCGCATTAGCCATGCTTTGTGGGGCAGATCAAAATGGGTATAGTGACGACTTTGAGCATTTACTGGAAGAAGTACCTAGCATGTACGTTCCCATGTTCATATATTGTTGGGAGTCGATTGAATTAGAAGTTGAAGAAGATATTGTCTATTGGTCGGAAGCCGTAGGAGCGAAAGAGACTGTTAGGCGAATAAGGAATTTAGCAAAAGTAATAGAACACAGTTAATTTTTTCTAAATGTCCATTTGACACACTTCAACAATTGCAGTATTATAGAACTATGAATCATAATACACGCTGGAAAAAACACTACGATGCACTAGTGACATATTCAGAGCGATATGGAGACGCACTCGTTCCAAGCGGTCATGTTGAGTTTGTTGGTTCTGGAGAAGAGATTAATCTAGGAAACTGGGTTAGTTACATGAGAACCAGATACAGGCAAGACGCTTTATCGAGTGAGCGAATAAGCCTTTTAGAGGGCATACCCACTTGGGATTGGGGACCAGTTAGACCTGGACCAAAATCTAGAGATATCGTGATTGAGCGAAATTCTATCATTGTAGCAAGGCACAAACAGGGAGATTCCTTGTCTAACATTGCTAAAGAGTATGGTTTGTCACGGCAACGTATTCATCAAATAGTTAAAGGGGCAAAATGAACAATAGACACAGAAACACTGACGTTGCTTGGAATGCCTTAATGGAAAACCTTTCAAAAGAGACAAAACAGAATGGAGTCAATATGTCTAAAGCGAGTCAAATATTTAGTGGGGTGCTATCACTAGCAGCCTTAAACGGCGTAACTGCGGTTGCGCTCATGCTTTTAAACACAGTAGTAAACAAGGCTTGGCCGGCACTTGAACTGTTCACGCCAGCAATTGGATACTTTCATGCCTTTTACATTACTTTAATTATATGGGTTATCTGGATTATCAAAACGTCAATTAAGACTGCACAGCAAAGTGCACAGCAAAGGCAACAGCAATGACGGACACTTTATGTGAAAGTTGGGAAGACCTTGCCGAAAAGCATGTCTTGCGAATTTGGGACAGAACATCAGACGTCCACTTCCACGATCCTGTTGGAGAGATACGAAGAACAATAGACAACATGATTGATCAGTTTTTTGACGGGAACAAAGAAATAAACTCTGAAGTGTACTGGTTAAATTTAGGGGCGCTAGCCTTAATATGTAATGGTGAGTTTGATCCTTATGAAGTTTCTGAAGTGCTTGCCAATAAGCAAAGAGACTACGGTCCAAACAACATTGCTCGATTTGGAGAAAAGGGACTAATCATCAGACTCCACGACAAAGTTGCTCGCCTTGAAAACCTTTTGGAAAGTCAAGTTTCTGCTAGGAATGAATCAATTGTTGATACGTACCTAGACATAATAGGTTATTCTGTTATTGGCTTAATGTGGATGAATGACGAGTTCCTAACCCCTCTTCGCTCTAAGTAAAGCGAGTAAAAACGAGAGGCAACTTAGTTGCGGTATCATATATTAAGAGTCGTCTTTAAGAGGAGATATACGATGCCAGATCCATTTTTATTTAGAGATAGGGAACGCCGTCGTGGTCGTGGTAGAAGAGGTAGAGCGGACGCTAGAGGAAGGCGTCCAGGTCTTATAAACAGACTAAGAAACCGAATTGCTGATGCATTAGACCGAGGTGCGGATAACCTAGGCAGACGTGCGGCAGCAAATCGTGCCCGTAATCGGTAAACTATTACTTAGGTTGCACTATGGCGTTGATAACAGTTTCAAATGTAGAAACATATATGGACATTTCGTTCACCAACACGCAGAAAGATGCTGTGGAAATGGTGATAGAGGGGCTACAATCAGAACTGGAAGCGTATTTACGCAGACCAGTTGAGCAAGCCACCTTTACAGAAACATATAGGGTTCCAGAAACAGGTCGTGGAGTAGTTAATCAACAATATTACTACAATTATCCCACTAACCCAGAGACAACGCTAACTTCTCCAGGAATTATTTACGCACCAACGTATACCCTGTATTTAGACAACAGTCCAGTTGTGTCTGTGACTTCTGTTTCAATTAAAACGGCAAGTGCCTCTGCAACTGCTACAACACAAGAAGCAGAAAGAGATTATGTAACAAGAAAGTATGGGATCGATCTTTTTAATGCATATGCAAACGATAGAGTTACGGTTACATACGTTGCTGGTTTAAATGGGGGAGGAATTAAGTCCTTCCAATCATTAATGCTTAGAGCAACGGCAAGAGAAGTACAAAATATGTACGATGACACAGTTGGACTAAAAGATTTAACTACAAGAAACATAGCCCCATTAGAGACAGGCTTCACTGAAAGAGAGTTAGCAAGTATCAAGAGGTATCGCAGAGTAAGGGTGTCCTAACATGGCGTATGGAGTTAGGATTAAAAGTGTTGATACCAGCAGGTTGCGTCGTAGATTTAATGCGATGTCGAGAAGATCGCAGAACTTTAAACCTGTTTTTAGATGGATGATGCAACAACTGCAAGAAGCCCACAGAGAAAATTTTCGGACTGAAGGAGGGTCATCTGGATTCAGGTGGCAACCTTTAGATCCACAGTATGCTTCATGGAAGTTAGATAACTATGGAGTAAGAGGAATATTGGTTAGGACAGGAGACTTAAGAGACAGTTTAACTATGAATAGTGGTAGGGGTGCTGTGAGAGACATTGGGTTGCGGACAGCCGAATTTGGTACAACAATTGGTTATGCCAAGTTCCACCAAGCAGGCACAGCAAACATGGCACAAAGAAAGCCACTATTCTTACCAAGGTTAATGGCGAACAGGACTGGGCACGCTGTTGGAGAGTACATACTGCATGGCTCCATTGGAGATGTTAAATCAATTCTTAGTAGGGGGTTTTTGAGATAAAATGATGTCAGGACCTAGATTGGCAAAAAGTTATGTAAGTAATTATCTTGCAAACGATCTGCCACCTCGTTTAATTACATACAGGAATCACTGGAATCTGAGTGAGTCACAACTACCAGATCCACGAAAAATATTAACGTATGAGCCTTTTGCGCTTGATACGTGGCCAACCCTTATTTCCCTAGTTATAAATACTCGCTCGGTTGAGCGAGAGGGATATGAATATGATTATGATCCCAATTTTAGGGTTACATATGAAATGCGAACATACGTGTGGACAAGGGCAAATGGCGCAGAGACGGTTACAGAACAACGAGATAACCTTACAACTGTGGTGCGTGAGTCTTTAATGGACGGATCTTCTTTATCCTCTTATGACAGCGACGTTCCATGCTACCCAAAAATAAATGAATCAACAATTAGGGAAGAATTTTCTGATTTAACCCTAATTAAAGGTGAAAGGCTTTTGGCTGGTGCATATGTAGCATACGACTTATCCCTTGAAGAAATAATCGATCATACTCCGGTAGGCATTATGCAGACGCATGAGAATACCGTTTCAAAACTTGCAGTAACCGCAAACGCCCCCACGAATGTTATTGCAGTGGCTGGTAATGCGCAAGTTACACTAGGTTGGACTACTTCAACATGGAATGGCGGAGTTTATAATATAACTGGGTATCAGATTCAACAAAGCACAGATGGTGGCTCTACATGGAGTACGGCTGTCGCTGATACGGGATCTACTGATACCGCAAAGGTTATCACTAGTTTGTCTAACGGAACTAAATATTTATTTAGAGTTGGCGCTATAAATGCGGCAGGTACTGGTGCTTATTCAGCAAATAGTGTATCTGTTACGCCATCTGCGTGATGATATTTATAGTTTCAACGATTTCTAGACAGTCAGTGGTAGTATAATAAAGAATAAGCAGACGCTTAGGCGTCTGTCATTTGAAATCGATACTGGTATTGTATACATCTAATAAGGAATATGGAGGCTTAAAATGCCGGGAGTAAACGTAACAACTGCGGTACGTAGTGGTCCAGTAGGGACTAACGACGTTGTTGCAGGCCAGTTGTTTGTTGTTGGAGAAGCCGAGCGTGGGCCTACAGATGAACCCACACTTTTAAGATCCTTCAGTGACTATACAACCTACTACGGAAATTATCAGTCAGGTAGCCTTTACGCACATGTAAAGACTTACTTTGACGAGGGAGGCGCACGTTGTTATGTTATGCGTGTTGCTGGAGGTAGTTCTGCCGCAGGTAGCATTACCTTAAACAACTCAAGTGGTTCCGCTACAATGGACATCACTGCCAAAAACGTTGGTGCATGGGCTGACAACTTGAAAGTTCAAGTTCTTGCTGCAGATGTTTCTGGTTACAGACTACAAATTGTTCTAGATGGAGAAACCCTATTAACAACTCGTGACCTCACGAGCGTTACAGACGGTGTTAATGTAATTAACACTTCTGAGGTTGCCCACCTTATCACTGCAAGTGACAACACTACAGCAACTGGCAACCCTGCCACTCTTGCTTCCACGGCACTATCCGGTGGATCGAACGGTAGTGCTGTTGCGGATGCAGACATTGTTGCAGCGCTTGCTACAGACACAACGAAATTAAGCCCTAACCTTAAGTCTGGTGCCATTGCCGCCCCAGGTCGAGGTAAGGGAGCATCAGCAGATGCTATATGGACTGCTTTGAGAGATCATGCTGCAGCAAACAATCGTATTGCTCTTCTTGGTTTCAACAGCGGAACTGCTGCAGGTACCGCTAAGACAGAAGCGTCCGCATATTATGCTGATGCAAAAGCATCATACATGGCTTTCTATTGGCCAGAGATTAAAGTTCCAGTTCCAAACTCTTCAGAGTTAGCAACCGGAACCGCTTCACTTGCTGGAGCAACTCTTACAATTGATCCTGTATGTTATGCTGCTGGCGCCCGTGCTAAGGCAGTTGCTGAAGTTGGTGGTCCATGGCGTGCAGGCGCTGGGCAAATTTCTTCTGCGATGACTGTTAAAGACTTGGCTTCAGACGTCACCCCAGCAACGGGAGATGCACTTGATAACGCTAGAGTTAATGCCATACGTAAGATTGGTGATCAAATCCGTGTTTACGGTGCGAGATCAGTTTCTAACGATGAAGCAAACTGGCGCTACATAACAATGCGTGATACAATGAACTACATTACTCTTGGAATTGAAGATCGTATGGAACAATACGTATTTGAAACAATTGATGGTAGTGGTAACTTGTTTGGGCGTATTCGTGGATCAGTTAAGGCATTCCTTGAGCCAATTCGAATCGCAGGTGGTTTGTACGAAGCATACGATGTAAACGGACAATTGATAGATCCGGGTTACAACGTCATTGTTGATGGAACAATTAATCCTGCTACCCAACTTGCTACTGGTCTAGTTAAGGCTCAGGTCGGAGTAAGGGTTTCTGGAGTCGCAGACTTAATTGATATAGTAATTACTAAGAGCAATCTATCAGCCCCACTGATATAAGGAGTAAGGTAAATGGCTAAAGCAACACAGAGACAAATCGTTGGAGAGATACATGCGGTTGAACTTCCAGGACATACTAAAGGTCCAGATTTTCCCAAGTACTTTGCAACTGTAAGCGGTGGCGAGATTAGTGCATCTGTGGAAAAAGTGTATGATGGAAACAGCACTTTTCCAGAGGTTCTATGTGCGCCTTCAGAAATTGGTGACATTACTGTAAGTAAATTCTACGATCCAGATGAGGATGCAACTAAGTTGAATCAACTTCGACAAATAGTTGGAATGGCTTACTACGATGTTGTTATCATGACTTTAAACTGTGACCTTAAAGAACCAGGCTCTGAGCGTACTTACGCTAAGTGCCTACTTGTTGGTCTTTCGGAGCCTGATGGTGATGCATCATCTGGTGCTCCTTCAGCATACTCACTGACATTCTCAGTAAGTTCAGTTGCAGCAGTATAAAAGTTAAATAAACTTTTCTTTTAGAATCGGCACCACCTTGAGTGGTGTCTTTTCTTTTTATATCTACTTGACCGCCTTAGGAAATTTTAGTATTATATTTATGAAGTTGACCGCACATAAATATAAGGAAAAACTATGGCAATCCCAACAGTATCAAGCAGAGTTAATATTAAAGACTTGCACCCAAAGTTCAAACAACGTCTCGAAGCGTTCTTTGCCGATCCACGAATTAAAGGCAAAGTTTCTGTTTCTTCTGGCGTTAGGACGTACCAACAGCAAAAGTACCTGTATGACGGGTACAAGAGTCGCCGTCCGGGGTTCAACCTGGCGGCCAACCCAGATCGAGTAAATAGCGCAGGGTTCCAAGGGTCTTACCACATGAGCCAACCTAAATTCCAAGGGTATGGTTACGCAGTAGACTTTAGAATCGTGGGCAAAGGAATTACAACTACACAGGTTAATGCTATTGCTAAAGAGTACGGTATTGTTAAGACAGTTCCTTCTGAGTGGTGGCATCATCAGCCTTGCCGTGTAAGTGGAACAAAAATGGACTGGTTCCCTGTAGGCAAGGAAAAGAAACTACCTAAGGCTGCTTCTGTTAAGAAAGAACAGGAGAATGTGTTTGCGTTTATTGGAGAAGCAATCAAAACTACGCTTCGTAAAGGCGCAAAAGGACCTGTTGTAGAGTTCTTACAGAAACTCTTAGATAAGAATGGGTACAAACTTTCAAACCGTCCTAAGAAATATTCTGGCGTAGACGGCGATTTTGGTCGTATGACTGATCGTGCTGTTCGCCAGTTCCAAAAGGACGAAGGTCTAGTTGTTGATGGTATAGTTGGTCCCAACACTTGGGGCAGACTCATCGACTAGTTGACACACCTATTGGAAAGAGGTAACATAGTTACATGAGTACTGATAAAAATACTGAAGAAGTTGAAGTTGCATCTGCTGAGTCTGATGCACCTGTTGCTAAGAAAAAAACTGCTCGTTTGACAGTTTTGGATCAATTGAAGGAAGAAATCTCTAAAGAGGTTACTCGCCCTGACATTGAGATTCCTGTTCCAGAGCGCAAAGGCGTAACTGTAAGGTTTTCTCCAAACATTACAAATGAACAACTAAAATCTTGGCGACGAAATGCTACAAACCGTAAAACAGAAGAACTTGATTCTATCAAGTTTTCTTGTTACGTTGTAGGTCAGACTGTTAGTGGAATTTATTTCAACGATGAAATTGTTTTGGATGACGAGGGTAATGAGATTACCTTTGCTTCTCCTGTAATCATGGAGATGACTGACACTGATCGTCCATTGCCTGACGCAATTCGTGCATTTTATGCCGTTGACCCTCACTTAGAATCTGTAGCACTCAAGATACTTGATTACGCAGGTTACGGTGATGATATCGACGCAGAGGACCCTATTCTGGGCTAGTTGACGAATTAGCCGGGGATATTAGGATCAGATCAGCGGCACGACTAGCCGAAGCATTTCATACTGATCCTATTCAGATTTTAAATTCTGACTACGATGAGTGGTTAATACGCTTGGCTGTTGCTACAGCCCTTTCTAGAGATCAAGCGGAGAGGGAGCGAAAACGCAACAATACTACAGGTGGTTACGGATAAAGGACTGGGAATTTTTGTAGAATATCTACAGAAGTTCCCAGTTTTTCTGTTTTGAGGTAGCAATGGCTGTTGAAGAAAAAGTAGTAATTAAGGTTGAGATTGATGCCGACATCACAAATGACCTTGCTGCTATTGAACGACGTATACGAAACCTAGATGCTACCACGAAAAAGTTTAACAACACTAACCGTGATCTAGATAAAACGACTAATAAACTTACACGGCGCTTTGGTGGAATGACTAGAGCAGTGACTGGTTTTATGAAAGTATTTACCAAGTTCATTACCATGATGGGAAAGTTTTCTTTTCTTGCCCTTGCTGGACACATTGCTATAGTTACGGCTGGATTGTTGGCGGCTAAAGCGGCCTTAATAACTGGTCGAGCAGCGGTTAAACTGTATGATGTTGCATTAAAGGGTTTGACTGTCACAGCGGCTGGACTTGCAACAACTTTAGCGGTTGCTGCTGCAGCCATGCGAGAATTTAATGAAGCACAATTGGCACCTATTTTGGGTGGCGGAAACCTAGGCATGAATAGGGCTAGGACGTTTACTCAAGGGATAAGTAGTAGAAACCTTGGTTTGCTTGGCGGTGAAGCAAGTGCTTCTGTTATAAACTCTCTTGCTAGGTCTGGAATTCAAGGCGCACGAGCCAACCAGTTAGTAACTAATTTGTTTAACATTGCGGGCGGTGACGCTAAGGCAGTGACGACATTGGCTGCTGCTATTGGTTCTAGAAACTTTGGTGATGCTCGAACAGCAGTTCAAGGTGCGCAAGGTTTCAAAAAAGGATCTTTAGGCGGAGTCACCACTATGGCTGGTCTTACTGGAGTAATTAGCGCTGGTGGAGCAACCAAAGCAGGATTTCAAGGGCTATCTCAAAACATGGGTGGCACACTAATAGGAACTGCAAAAACTGAGTTTGCTGGACAAAAAGGACTTTTTGCTGATTTAGGTGAGCCTTTACTTGGACCATTCCGAGACACATTCTTACAAATATCTAATATTATTAAAAACGACATTATTTCAATGGCCTCCATAATTCAAAAGTTTGGTGAAGGTTCATTTGCTCCTACACTGGTTACTACCGTTAGGGCTATTTCTGGCTGGGTTCGAGAAAACGTTTTGGAAGATATTGATCGAATTGAAGAGATGGGAAAAAGTTTCGTTGGGTTCTTTGTAGGAGTTAGAGACTTCTTTGACTCCATGGGTGCATGGTTTAACAAGTTTGAACCCGCAGCCAATTTGTTGCTAGATATGTTTAGGGCAATGGGTAGCGCTGCTGGTGGTAGAGGTCTTTTCGCAGAGTTCAGACAACTTATGATGAGCAATGCTGATAACTTTATTGCGTTTGGTGAATCTCTTGGTAACGTTATAGGTTCTTTGTTTGATCGGCTATCTAATGGACAGACAGGGTTCTTTGATAAACTTCCTTTGATTAATGAAGTTTTAGATAAACTGGCTTTTGAAGTAATTCCCGCCATGTTCAATTTATTCAATACAATATTCCCCATTCTTGAGCAACTGCCAGAGGCGCTTCATAGTTTGGCTAGCGTACTAAACTTTCTAGCCCCAATAGTTTCAACTCTTGTAACTTCTATTGCTTCGCTAGCATCAATGGTTAATAGTATAGGTGGTGGCAATACGTTTGGTACGGCTATCATGGCGGGCGCTATGTATATGGGCGGTAGAAAGTTAGGGGTTTTTGGAAGGGCTGCTAGAACAGCCCGAAACGCATCAGGCATGGGTCGTGTCGCATTTGCTGGGTCAAACATAGCCGCTGGTGCTAGAAGCCTATCAGGAAGTCGAGCGATTGCAAGTAGACAACTCAGTTCGGGGTATCAAGCATTCAGGCATGGACAAGGTGTAAGAGGGGCTTTTCAGGCTTCTAAACTTGCTGGAGTAAGAGCAGGCGCTATGACGGGTGCGAGATTTATGCCACTGGCTAATGTTGCTCTTTCGGGATACATGGCTTATAATTCACTTAACCAAGCGGCTCAGACTGGACAGATGACTGGATCAACTGCCTTGTCTGGTGGATTGGCGGGAATGTCAATTGGAGGAATGGTTGGTGGACCTCTTGGAGCAGCGGTTGGTGCCGCAATCGGAGCAATAGCCGGTGGCGTTGGAGAATGGTTTGCTTCTAGGAAAGGTCAAGAGAGACTAAGAAAAGAAGCCGACAAGCAATCTACAAGAATATTTAATGAAGCCTCTGGTTTTAAAGTTGGGTCAGGAACGGAAGCCTATATGAAGCAAGCAGGTATGCTTGAAGGCTTTTCCGCTGCTTTTTTTGCAGACAAAGCAAGAGATGAATATGGAAGACTCAAAGTAAACGATAAAGGGAATTTTGAAGGCGACACTGCTGAGTTTGGTAAGTTCTTGTTAAGCATGGGTGTTGATCCCGACAGCGTACATAGAGATAATCTTTTCACATCATTGGTAAACAAAGGGTTACTGTCGGAACTTGAAAATAGCGTGATGGCCGCTGAAGATCTTTACGTTAGGCAAATAAATAGAGTTGTGGAAGCGACTGGAATAGCGGCAGAAAATATCGAAGGCGTCATGGATATGCTAAACATTGATGGATACAAAGATCTCAATGAGACAGCAATTGGCGTACTTTCAACATTATTTACTATGGGTGACATTGATAGAACTAAGTCTTTTATTGGTAATATTGATTTATCAACAAGCCCCATAGGTCAGCGTACTAGATCTGCTTCAGTTGATGCTGCTCTAAATGCGTTTATCTCTGGTGGTTCAATGGATGAGCAATTATTGATGGACATCTTTAACGCTATCGGAATTGCTGAAGTGGCTATGGGTGGAAGCGCTGACTTGGCTGGTGTTTCTGGAATTACGTTTATTAAAAAAGCGCAAGAGGCTGGGGCGTTTGGTGGCGTGGACGTTGTTGGTCAATTTGGATTGAATGCTGCACTAGCGACTCAATATCAACTACTTTCGGACGAGTCTGGAATCCCTGTTTCACAGTTTGAAGGTAAAACTACTTTTGAAATTAACAACATGCTGAATCAGGCAAACCGTGACAGAGCAATGTATCGAGACGTATTCACCGGCAAAAAAGGCATTGGAGATTTTAGCGCTGGTCAAATTGCAGGACTTGATACGGCCGGATTTGCAAGGTATGTAATGAACCAAGACGATGAATACGGCTTCAGAAGTAATGATATGATAGGCAATTTGGTTGGTGGACCGTTATTTGAAAAATTGATGTCAGGCGACTTAGGTGCGCTTGAAGAGTTTTACGGTAAAGAAGAATCCTCCCAATTGTTAATAAATTACTTAACTGAAACCGGTCAATATGCAGCAAGTGACAGTGCCTTCTTAGAAACAATTGCTAGAAATACAGGTATGCGACATCAGGTTATTATCAATGCTGAAACAGTTGATGAGCGTGGGGTTGAGACAGTTATGTTAGAGATACATAATGAAGTAGTAGAGCACACGGAATAGTAAAATGCCTTTTGTAACAACGACTTTTGTTAGCGATCTCCCAACTGGATCACCGCCTGTAATTCGATCAGCACAGCCTGAGCGTGCAGTTTTAAAAACTGTAGGGGTTCAAAATGCTGATGGCGAAAATGTAGACATTGAAGTAATCTTTCCTTTTGGTCCACGAGATATAAGCCACGATACGCTTGAGGCTAAGTTTAGCCAGATTGCTAGACCAGGTAAGAAACCAATTCTAGCCAAAGAAAACAAACAATTACGTACTATTTCTTTTAAGGCAGTAATTGCTGATAAAGAAAGTGGTGGCGCTTTACCAATTGTAGATATTTTAGATGACATTTCAAACATAGCAGAAAATGGGTATTCATGCAAGTTCGTTTATGGTCACACATCATTATCGTATTTTGTTGCTTTAACTAAATTTAGTTATAATGTTAAGTATAGGAATACTTCTGGTGAGCCAATAAGGGCAGAGGCAAGTTTTCAATTAACTGAATTTCCTGGTATTAATCAAGAGATAGCCGAACTTTTGGCTGTCTATCGTGAGCCAACTTATACTAAAGTAGTTCCTCCACCCCCTACACCAGAACCTGACGATGATCCTCTAACTCTTTGGGAGTCACAGCAATTACAATCCAGATATAGCCAACTTCTAGAGGCTGCCCAAATTGACAATGCGGATCCCTTTGTGGTC